AAGGACTTGGAAGCTCTCGTAGATCAGGTAAATAAAGCTTTCGATAAGGCTAATAAGCGCATCGAGCAGCTAGAAAAGAAGATTGAAGCCCTAGAACCCCCTAAACCGGCCAAAAGAGCCGCTAAAAAGACTTGACAAAGTCTAAAAAATATGTTATAATAAGATATAATTATAAGATTAGCATAAAAGCTAGTTAAAGTCAAGGAAAATGTCACCAATAAGGAGAATGACATGACAGACGACGAAAAGTACTATGAAGACTTGCGTATGATGTTCACTACAGACGGCTGGAAGTCGCTGTTAGAGGAGTTAGAAAACAACGCTAAGATCATAAACTCAGTACTGAGCACTAAAGACGATTTAGACCTTCAATTTCGTAAAGGACAACTAAATATCATTGGCTCAATTCTCAATCTTGAAGAAACTGTCAGGAATAACGAGGAAGCAGCCAATGGCTAGACGAATTTATGAGTTCATCTGTCCTGATGGACACGTCACTGATAGCTATGTTGACGAAGAGATCAGGGAAGCAGTATGTTCAACTTGCGAAGGCAAGGCAACTAGAATTGTCTCGGCTGTTGCCAGTTCCTTAGACCCTTTGTCTGGAGCATTTCCAGATGCTACAATGAAGTGGGCTAAGCACCGGCAGCAAAAGATACAACAAGAGCGTAAAGAGAACGGCGAGTAACCACGCTGCTTTACCACTCTCCATAATGATTAGATCACGGAGTAATAATGGCTACACTAATTGACACTGGACGACATGAAAACGATGATGTGGAAGCATCAGAGGAGTCTCAACCAACACTGGAAAGTACTGTAGCTCCTGTACAGGAGACAACTACAGAGCCGGTAGAAGAAGCACCAGACGTCCCCGACAAGTATCAGGGTAAGTCTATCGCTGAAGTCGTTAAGATGCACCAAGAGGCTGAACAGCTTCTAGGAAGGCAGTCTAGCGAGGTAGGCGAGCTACGGAAGGTTGTAGACGAGTTTGTAATGTCTCAATCCAAAAGAGAAGAAACTGTCGATGAGGAAGAGATTGATTATTTCTCTGACCCTGAGAAAGCTATTCAGAAAGCGATTGAGAAACACCCAGCGGTTGTAGAGGCTCAAAAGGCTTCGATAACCATGAAGCAGTCTGCTGCTCAGAACATACTGGCGCAGAAGCATCCTGACATGAAGGAAATCTTACAGGATGAAGCCTTCTTGAATTGGGTGAAGGAAAGCAGCTTTAGGACTAAGTTACTGTCCGAGGCTGATCGTAACTACGACTACGAAGCAGCTGATGAAATCTTTAGCCTTTGGAAAGATCGAAAGGCTTTGGTAACTCAGACGGCTAGCGTAGAAAAGCAAAGCAGGGCCAATACAGTCAGAAACGCTTCTACTGGAAACGCTTCTGGCAGTAGTGAGAAGGGTAAGAAAATCTTCCGCAGAGCAGACATTATTAAACTAATGCGTAACGACCCTAGTCGGTACGAAGCTCTTCAGGATGAGATAATGAGGGCTTATGCCGAAGGAAGGGTCAAATAATCATTTATAGGAAGAGATTATTATGACTACTAAGTCTGTATACCCCAGTATGACTAATGCTGTGGATAACACTAGCGCAGCTACTTTTATCCCAGAAATTTGGTCGGACGAGGTCATCGCGGCCTACGAAAATTCTCTCGTACTCGCGCCCCTCGTCAAGAAAATGAGCATGGTAGGTAAGAAGGGCGATACTGTCCATATTCCTGCTCCCGTTCGTGGTTCGGCGACTGCTAAGACTGCCAACACAGCAGTTAGCATTCAAAACGCTACTGAGAGCGAAGTACAAGTCGTAATCGACAAGCACTTTGAATACTCACGACTGATCGAAGACATCACCGACGTACAGGCCTTGTCTTCACTCCGTCAGTTCTATACTCAAGACGCTGGTTATGCTCTGGCTAAGCAAGTAGACTCAGACCTGCACGGTCTTGCTGTTAATCTTGGTAACGCAAGCGGTACTTATGTTAACACTGCTTCTTACTACGTTGACGCCTCTACTGGCCTGACCGCATACGCCGCAGACACGGTAACTGCTAGCGATGTCTTCACAGACGCTGGCTTCCGTGCCTTGTTGCAGAAGATGGACGACAACGACGTGCCTTTCGACAATCGTTCGTTTGTTATTCCTCCTTCACTGCGTAACGCTATCATGGGTGTTGATCGTTATGTATCTTCTGACTTCGTAAGTGGTCAGCCTGTACAGAACGGTTTGATTGGTAACATCTACGGTGTTGACATTTACGTATCCACTAACTGCGCTACTTCTGAAGCCGCAGGGGATAACACTGCTAACACCAACGATCTGAAAGCAGCACTTCTTCTCCACAGGGACGCTTTTGTTCTTGCTGAGCAGATGGGTGTTCGTTCTCAGACTCAGTACAAGCAAGAATGGCTTTCTAACTTGTACACTGCTGATCATCTGTATGGTGTGAAGGTTCTTCGCCCAGAAGGTGGTTTTATCCTTAACGTTAACGCGTAAGGACTAAGTTAACTGGGGAGGTTCTTCGGAGCCTCCCCTGTTTTTAATTCAGAGGTTTATTAAGGTAGATACATGACTACGACTATCATTACGAAGAACAGCTCTACCGCCTCAGCTGTCCCATCGACATCAGACTTAGTTCAGGGCGAGTTAGCGGTTAATGTAACAGATAAGCGTCTCTTTACAGAGAATGCTTCTTCTACTATTGTAGAACTGGGTACTAACCCCTCATCAATTACTACTGGAACTATTACAGCTACAGGCACTGTAACAGCTAACAGTAACTTATCTTCAAGCAATGCAGTTCTTACTGGCGGTACAGTCAACGGTATCGTTATAGGCGGCACAACGCCCTCTGCTATTACAGGCACAAACATAACTGCAAATACAGGATTCTCAGGCCCGCTGACGGGCAATGTAACCGGCAATCTAACCGGTAACGTAACCGGTAACATCACCGGAGACTTGACAGGTAACGTAACCGCATCAAGCGGCACAACAACCTTAAACAATCTGGTAATTAACGGAACCGTAGATTTTAACACTGCTGTTCTTACAGATCTTGGCTCCCCCGTTTCTTCTACTGACGCCGCAACTAAGGGGTACGTCGATACAGAAATATCAAATCTCATTGGTGGTGCGCCTGCTGCTCTGGACACACTTAATGAGTTAGCGGCTGCTCTTAACGACGATGCTGCGTTTAACACAACGATCACAAACTCCATAGCAACCAAGTTACCTCTTGCTGGCGGCACAATGTCTGGCGCAATCGCTATGGGATCAAACAAGATAACAGGTCTTGGGACTCCCACAGCGGGTACAGACGCAGCTACTAAAGCCTATGCCGACACCATGCTTCCTTTAGCTGGTGGCACAATGACAGGCAATATTGTTTTAGGCTCTAACAAAGCTACGTCAACTGCTACACCATCTACTGATGATGATTTAACTAGAAAGGGCTATGTAGATTCTATTCTTGGTAGTGCAACGTCTGCTGCTACAAGTGCGGCAAATGCAGCAACCTCTGAGTCAAACGCTGCAACCTCAGCTTCAAATGCTTCAACATCTGCGTCAAATGCGGCGACTTCCGAAACTAATGCGGCTGCTAGTTATGATGCTTTTGATGACCGTTATTTAGGCGACAAAGCCTCAGACCCTACAGTAGACAATGATGGCAACGCACTCTTAACAGGTGCTTTGTACTTCAACACTACTACTGATGACATGAAAGTGTACAACGGCTCTGCTTGGCAAGCGACTGCTATTACAACTAGCAATCCTACCTTCACAGGCACAGTCACGGCTGATGGGCTAGTCGCTAAAGATAGCAATCTAACAATAATAGATACTAGCTATAACGCGGAGGGTCTTATACAGGTCAATGATAATGGTGCATTAACGCTTATTGCTGACGTAAATGATGCAAGGGCAGGCTCAGCTATTCGCTTTGCTGTTGATAACTCAGAAAAGATGCGCATTGACAGCAGTGGCAACGTAGGTATTGGTGTTTCAGCACTGGAAACTACATCTTCTACTAGAACCGCCCTTACGATAGACAATTCATTTTTTGCGTGGGGTCGTGACAGCTACAACGAAGCGGGTGTTGCACAGGGTAGTTATAGAAACTCTGCTGGAAATGATGAATACAGAACAACTGGCGTAGCTGCATCTCAAGTCGCATTTAGTGCTGGCACTATAAATCTTCAGGTAGCAGCATCTGGTACAAATGGAAATACTATAAGTTGGACAGATGGACTTTTTGTAGATAACAGCGGCAATGTTGGTATTGGCACTAATAGTCCAACAAGTTACGGAAACAGTCAAACTACACTTGTCATTGAGGATACTACAAGCCCCGCAATAGCTTGGAGTGATACAGGTCAAGCTAGAGACTGGTTTGCAGTTGCTCAAGGAACTGGTCTGAGCTTTAAATACGCGGATGGTGGAGGTGCTACCTCAGCAACAAACGTAACTAACGTATTGGCATTAGACAACAGTGGCAATGTTGGTATTGGGACTACGAGTCCTGCTGCAACTTTAGACATTGCTGGCACAACTATAGGTAGCGGTGATGTTGGTTTTGGTGTTACTTTTCTGGAAACCACCTCTGCCACCAGAACTGCCCTTACGTTAGACAATTCATTCTTTGCTTGGGGCCGTGACAGCTATAACGAAGCCGGTGTTGCACAAGGCTCCTATAGAAACTCTGCTGGAAACGATGAGTACAGAACAACTGGTGTGGCTGTATCTCAAGTCGCATTTAGTGCTGGCGCTATAAATCTTCAGGTAGCAGCATCTGGTACAAATGGAAATACTATAAGTTGGACAGATGGGCTTGTAGTAGATAACAGCGGCAATGTCGGTATTGGTAACTCATCGCCCGCAACAGCCTTAGACGTTACCGGCACTGTAACAGCCACTTCTTTTAGTGGTGATGGTTCTTCATTAACCGGTGTTGATTCCTTACCGAGCCAAACTGGAAATGCTGACAAATATTTGACAACTGATGGAACTACTGCGACTTGGGAAACAATAGCGCAAAACCCAGCAGTTGGAGCAATAGATGCTGGAGGTTTAGTTTTAACAAACACAAGCGCAACATCTCTTATATCCCTAAGCGGATCGTCATTAGCCGATGATAACCCACAGGGATATGCGGGCGTAGGAAGAGAACTTGGAACTAGCTCAACAGATATAACAGCGCCATTTGGTGCTATATATTCAACTTATTATAAACGTTGGTTTGCATCAGGTTACGGATGGAATGGCGCATCATCTGTGAATGATTTATCTATCTGGTCAAGTGTTGATGGAATTACTTGGGCAATATTTACTACTTTTCGTCGAATATATGCATTTTCATGGACTGGCAATTTAACGGCAAGAAATCAATATGACGTACCTTTTGCTATTGATGAGTCAAATGGAAGAATTTGGGTTGGAGGAGACGGCTCAACTGCCAGTAAAGTTAAACTTGCTTACTATGATCCTAGTAGTGGAGATATTGAAGGAACCCAGATAGAGCGTAATATAAATAGCGGAAGCAGTAATGCTAGGGTTTGTTGGATGGAATTTATACAACCGGCCAACGTTATGTATATAGTTGCTGAAAATGGTACTTCTACGCCACACTTTTTAACTGTTGCGTCAGGTACTACGAGCATTAGCTATCACGGGGAAGGAACACAAGCGTTTCAACCGTACAGTAAATGGCGATTTTGTTATAACTATGATCCAGACACAACCACATACAGAATTGCAATGATGTGTGGAGATACTCGTCAGCTTTGGTATCGTCAAAGTTCTACTGTAGGCGGAGCGTTAAGTTATGTAAATTCAACGTCCGGAGATTCATACGATCACGGGTATCAGATCGCTATGAACACAACTCATTTGATGTGGACAAAAAATTCAACAATTTATTATAAGCCTTTTGCAAGCAATTCTTGGACAACTAACTCAGCTTTCAGCCAAAATGGTTCAGCGTTAAATATAGAGGCTTACGCCATAAATTATAATTCTTATGATGGTAACACTTATACGATTACGCAATATGGACATATCTATAAATTTACAGACCCATCAACTGCGTCTCAAAGTAACTGCATTGGTACAACTGGCTATCAAGTTGCTACTAATTCATATACCCGAATAAAATTTAGGAGTTCGTAATAATGCTTAGTGATATTGAAATGCAATCACGAACTGAAGAAAGAGCAGCAGAGTCAAGAAAAATAAGAGATATTCTCTTGTCTCGTTGCGATTGGACGCATTCGGTTTCTGATTGGAATATTCCACAAAAAGAAGAGTGGAGATTATATCGGGCCAGTTTAAGAGACTTGCCTCTTCATCCGCTTTTTCCTGAAATGAATCATCATAGCGATGAATATCCAAAGCCGCCAAATAATCCAGCGCAAAATATTCAGAAATATTTGTATGACGAAACATCTGAAAACAAATGGGTTTTAAATCCAAATTGGGTTGATCTAACCGAAGAATAATATGAATGATTCACGTTTTTGTACTTATAGTACTCATAGGAGGCGAGGAAGCGTCTAGCACTTGTGATCAAGCAATGTGCTTCTATGACGTAAACAGATGTAACTACTTTGCAAGCAAGTTGAGATGGAGAGGATCTCCGAGTACATCTAGCCCCATCTCAGCTTATTGCAAGCCAATACTAGTAGACCCAAATCAAGACGGAGTAAAGATATATGGCAATCGCTGAAATAGGAATGCTGATTGCCGGAGCTAGAAAAGCAGTACAATTTTGCAACGCAGTAGCAGAGGCTAACGGAGACTTTCAACAGTGCATAGGAAAAATTCAACAGTTTTATAATTGTGCCGATGCAATACGTGAAGCAGAAGTAAAAGCAGAAAAGGGAGATTATTTTTCAAGGAACAGCCCGGAAGCAGAAAGTCTACAAAACCTCAATGCTCGTTATCAGATGGAGCAAATGGAGGCACAACTTAGGACGCTGATCGTTTGGAATATGTCCGAACAGCACTACAAAGATATGATGCGTGACAGAAAGCGCATAAGAGAACAACGACTAGCTAAAGCCCAAGCTATTGCAAAAAGAAGAAGAATGATGATAGATGGTACAGTAATACTATTAATTGCTGTAGGTTCAGTAACAGCACTAGTTAGTTCAATATCATTTATATTAGGTATGAAGGCATAACGTATGGCTACCAGAGTAAACAAAAAGAAGATGGCGTGTAACAAACCAAAGCGTACCCCATCTCATCCCAAAAAGTCTCACGTTGTAAAGGCGTGTGCTAATGGAAAAGAAAAAGTAATACGTTTTGGAGAGCAAGGTGCAAAGACAGCAGGTAAACCAAAGTCAGGTGAATCTGCAAAGATGAAAGCCAAGCGTAAGTCTTTTAAAGCCCGTCATGCTAAGAACATTAAGAAAGGTAAGATGAGTGCAGCATACTGGGCTGACAAGGTTAAGTGGTAATGACTGAACAAGAATTAGATGCTGCAATTCAGAAGGCTGCTCAAGAAGGAGCTAAACAGGCTCTTAAAGAAGTTGGCCTGTGTGATGGTGAAGCTTACGATGATGTAAAAGAGCTACGTGGGCTTTTAGATTCTTGGAGGGCCACAAAACAAACTATAGGGCGCACAATAGCCCAAATGCTTACAACAGCCGTATTGACTGCACTGGCAATTGGTATATTTATGGGATGGGGAGGAGATTAAATGCTCACTTGGTTAAGCGCGATGCTAGAAAAATTTCAAGACTCTTTAGCAGTTGCTAAGGCATGGCTTGATACTAGATCAAATTTTAAAAACAGAGAGATTGTTCTTGGTGGAACAGTTGCTGTTGTAGCTTTGCTGTTAGCTTTAGCTATTTAAGGATAAAATATGTTAGGACTAGTAGATAAATTAATTGGCCCTGTATCTTCTGTACTTGATAAGTTTATAGAAGATAAAGATCAAAAGGCTGCATTGGCTCATGAGATAGCCACTATGAGTGAACGCCATGCTCAGGAAGTTATCAAAGGTCAGCTAGAAATAAATAAAACAGAAGCCGCACATACTAGTCTATTTGTAGCCGGATGGAGGCCCGCGATTGGATGGGTGTGCTGTCTTGGTATGGCAGGAAATTTTTTAATTATCCCTTTCGTAAACATGGCTTTAAGTTTGATGGATACTGGCGTAGTAGTTCCAATGATTGAGCTAGATGTCATGATGCCAGTACTAATGGGTATGTTAGGCTTGGGTGGACTCAGAACCGTAGAGAAGCTTAAAGGTGTTCAGAGAGAGAAATAATTATGGCTAGAAAAAGAGCATACAGAAAAAGAATGGATTACCGAAAAGGCGGCAGAGTTGCTTATCAATTAGGCGGCAGAACTGACGAATACTACTACGGTGATACAGAAGGAATGGACGCTACTGCGGCTGCTGATAGGGCTACGTTTGCTCCTCCTCCAGTTACTCCTGCTCAAACTCCATCTTTTACTCAAGCTCAGATTGATGAAGCTGTAGCTGGTTTAAGTTCTGGAAGTATAACACCTGAACAACTTGCACAGCAGTATGGAGTATCTACAGATTTTGTAACTTCTAATTATGACAGGATACAAGCCGAACAACAGGCTGCCGCAGATAAAGCTGCTGCTGATCAAGCTGCTGCTGCTGCTAAAGCTGCTGAAGAAGCAAGGGCTGCAATAGCTGAAATACCAGTTGATGCTGATTATAGTCAGTTTGAAATTAATCAAGTAGTCGATGCTTTGAATGCTGGAACTATGACACCGGAACAAGTAGCTACTCAATTTGGAGTTACTGCTGCTCAAGTACGTGCTGAACTAGCGCGTCAAAATCAATTCAGGGCCGGTGAGACTGTAACTGGTGAAGATCCTTTTGCTGGAGGTATGCCCAACTTAGCTCAAGAGAAAGCAGCAACAGAAACTATTCAGGATGTAGATTTTAAAACTAAGTCAGGAGATCCTGCATATGTTCCCGGCTCTTACTTAAAAGATTATAAACCTTATCAGACAAGTGCTGTAAGTAAACAAGAATCTCAAGCTATTTCAAGAGAAGGCACTATTACTCCTGAATCTGCAATAGAACAACTAGATGCTTTTTCAGGAATAGATAAAGCTAATATAGATACTGTAACTGCTAATCAAATAAAAACGGCAGTAGGTTCAGTTAAACAAGCACTTCAAAGTGGCGAAATATCCGCAGCAGATTATGAAGCTACTTTAGCAAGTCAACTATCTAAAACTATTCCTGCGTTTGCTGATGCTCCCGCTAAGGCAGTAGTTGACGAAATACGTGCGTTGACTATGCCCGCAGAAGCTGCCCAAATTGGCAGGCAAGAAGCAGAAGCTGCAAGAGCCTCTGGAGTTGATTATGTAATTAGTCCAGATTCTTTTGTTCCAGAAGTTATGGGACAGCAAGCTGTTTTGTCTGAAAGCCCACAAGCAGAAGCTGCAAGCAGGGCTGCAATTACTGGTGCTGCTGCTACAGGACAAGAAGCAAAGATCATAGAGCAAGTAGGTTATGAAGCACGACAAAGAGCCGCTATAAAAGGCGAAGCTGCCAAGGGTGCTGCTGCTAATGTAATTGCTGTAACCGCAGAAATTCCAACAGATATAGCTGCAAACATTGTAGAAGACCCTGCTACTGTAGCTGCTGTTGTAGATACTCAACCTATAGAAGTTCAGGCTGCTATTGCTGCTTTGCCAGAAGAGGCTTTGGTATCTGCACAGCTTGAAAACTTATTGGGCGGCATGGAGTCAGGTAACATTCCTACATGGGCTAAACCTGCTGTATCCGCAGTAGAACAAAACTTAGCTTCTAGAGGAATGAGCTTATCTACTGTAGGAAGAGATGCACTGTTTAATGCAATAATTCAAACTGCATTTCCTATTGCTCAAAGCAATGCAACAGCTTTGCAGAACAATGCAGCCCAGAATCTTACCAACCAACAGCAAGCTAATCTAGAATCTGCAAGACTTAATTCTTCTAGAAAGTTAGCAAATCTTTCTAATCAACAAACTGCTGCTTCTCAGACAGCACAGTTTGCACAAAACTTAAAAGTCCTTCAAAGTCAACAAGCTCAAGAAACTGCTTTGTTTTCTGCACAGCAGCAACAGCAAGTAAGATTGCAGAACTTGCAGAATAGGCAAAGGGCTGCCGAGCTAACCGCACAAAACCAGCAGCAAATAAACTCGCAAGAGCTTGGCAATGCACAGCAAATGGAACTTGCTAACTTAGAAGTTCTAAATGCAGCAGAGCAGCAAAACATGACTGCTGAGAACCAATCGCGTCTAGCAGAGATGCAGATTGCTGCTGAGTTTCTTGCAAAGAATGCTGATCTTAAACAGCAGATGCAGTTGGCTAACTTGAGTTCTGAGCAGCAGATGAGACTTGCAAATCTTTCTGCACAAAATCAAGCAGGTGCTGAAAATCTTACAGCAGCACAGCAGACAGAACTGGCTAACCTTAATGCCACAATGACTGCAAATATAAACAATGCTCGTCTAGCTCAAGAAATGAATGTAGCTCAGTTAAGCGTAGATCAGCAACGAGCTATGACTAATGCTGCTACTCAGGCAAGAATTGATCTGACTAAATTTACTACTGCACAACAAGTAGAATTAGCTAATAGTCAGTTTATGCAAAACACAACTTTGACTAACATGAGTGCTAGGCAACAAGCTGCTATGCAAAATGCTACTGCTATGGCATCTATGGACTTAGCAACTGCTGATCAAAGAACTAAGTTGGCTATTGAAAATGCTAGAAACTTTTTACAAATCGATGTAGCTAATTTAAGTAATGAACAACAATCAATAATTTTAGATCAGCAAATGCAACAGCAAAGATTGTTGTCAAACCAAGCAGCAGAAAATGCAGCACAGCAGTTTAGTGCCGCTTCTGAAAATCAAATCAACATGTTCCTTACTACACAAAAGGACACAATAGAGCAATTTAACACTGCACAAACTAATGCAATGTCTCAGTTTAATGCAACAGAAGAAAATAGAATTGCTGCTATACAAGCCGCAAATGAATTAGAAGTTGCAAGATTAAACAGTCAAATACAATTACAAATTGAACAGTTCAATGAAAACATACAAAATCAAAGAGACATATGGAATGCTTCTAATGCTCAAGCTATTGAGCAAGCAAATGTAAATTGGAGGAGACAGTCTAATACCGCAGAC